CGTCAGTGGTGAAATCGCATATGGCAGTACTGTAAAGTGTACGATACCAGCCGGTTCTGGTGATTTGTTGAAGGGTGTGCGAGTATATATAGATCTACCCGCTTTGAACGCGTATCAGGGATACAATGAATCAATCGGACATACGATTATAGAATATGTAAATTTAAGTATAGGAGGGCAGCTCATACAACGCATTCCCCGCGATTGGTTACAGATATATAGTGAGCATTATATCACACAGACGAAACAGACCACTCTATCGAAACTCATCGGTAAGTATCCCGGAGAAGAGTCTGGGATTAAGGTGGAAGAGGAGTTCGTGGCGGGGGTGTCGCGAGGACCACCTATTATAAATGAATATTTAGGAAAGGCGACGGCCCCGACAAGGTATATAGTGGACATTCCATTCTATTTCCATAACAACCCGGAACTGGCTATACCCCTATGTGCACTCACACAACAAGAGTGTGAAATTGAAATTCAATTGGGTGAAGTTACAGACTGCATTTACGGAGGGCATCTCGCTTTCACCGATTCATATGACACCGGACCCAATTTTACGGTTACAGTTGCACAGGTTAACGGAGTCAATAAGTATCACATCGACGGTGTTGATAGACCGTCGCTCACACTGAAACGAGGGAGTACTTACACGTTCACGATCGGGAAAACTTTAAACGAGGCTCATCCATTTAAATTATCTACGTACGAAGATGGTCGTCCCAGCGGCGCTGGAGCACCGATAAGTACATACACGACGGGAATTACCGTTTCCACTGTCGGTGATATTACCACGTACACGTTCGTAGTACCCGCGAGCGCACCGAGTGTCTTATATTATTTTTGTGGACAGCACGCTCTTATGGGTGGAGTGGTTTACCTCGGTGACAGTAATCCAATAGATAAATCGAGTTTGAAAATTAACGACGTATCAGTCCACACGGAACTGGTCCAATTGGACGAACCCGAGCGAGTGAAACTTCAAACGAGTAAGAATGAATACATTATCTCACAGCTTCAGCGTAACGTCTTTCAAATTCCCGTATCAGCCGCACACGGGCGAGACGAGACAAAGTGTAGGCTCAACTTCACAAACCCCGTGAAAGAACTCTATTTCGTAATTGCGAGAAAAAATAGTATTGTGAGATCAGTTCACCCGTTCGATTACGATCATACCAATCAAACATACCCCCCTGTATTAGTAGATGGTGATATACGGTATACAAACTACGAACACCTCGTCAGTTTAGAAATGACACTCGATAATGAGGTCGTTCTCGATAAAATTACAGGAAACGTTATAAACATGCGCGCCGTTCAGAGTGGTATTCACCATTCAAGAACGCAGTTATTCAGGCGATTTTACTCATATAGTTTCGCACTTGAACCAGAGAAATGGTATCCAACGGGTCAGAAAAATTTCAGTATGATTAAAGATCAGAATATAAGTCTGATTTTGAACAACGATAAGACTAATAAAAGAGAACTTAGAGTTTACGCACTTACTAATAATATATTACGCATCCAGAATGGAGCCGGACGACTTATCTTCCCAAATGGCCCAATCGGCGATTAATATTATTACACCAGTACTAGAAAGTGCAGTCGTTTTGTCCGGACACTACGCCAGGGCGTGTGGGCGTGACACTATTCTCGGGAAGGATATGGAGTATTGTATGAAATACTGCGCTATGCATACAGTAGGTCAGCAAATTGGTACATATTTTCCCGATATTTACACTGACGAAGATTCGGAAGACGAGGATGAGATTGAGATTGATGATGAAGTAGACGAATCTGCATTTGAACCTTATTCAGGGGACGATGAACGGTTTACGAAAATAAACGAGGCGTATGACGCGTGGGATGGGTGGAACCCATCCAATCCGTCAGAAGCGATGATAAAAAATGCAATCGATAGTAATGGAAACATGTCCTGATTTGGAGGGATGGACAACGTCTGAGTATAAGGAATTTAAATATGGTGATAAAGAATCCAACTCCGATTCCGATGAAGACGAGGATGATCAGGGCAGCGGGGTTGTCAGAGGGTATAGCACCGGTAAATATAATAAAATTCTATTTATCGAAGAGTTGTTACCAGAATAAAATGTTTATATATTATAAAAATGTCCGCCGAAGTTGCCACCGATACCCTCATCGCGATCTCCCGTGAACTCGAAACCCAGTCTCTCAACTCCGTTGTGGCTGGTTTCTCCTTCGCCGCCGCCCTGTCGTGGATGGATCTCGTCCGATGGACCATCCATCAGGTCGTCAAGGTCCAGAAGAACGGTGGTATGAACTACGCCCTTACGGCGCTTTTCACTACTCTCTTGTCGGTCATCGTATACATGGTGATCTCCCGCATCTCCAAGCGTGTCAAGAAGCCCTCCGCCCCCGTCTACGCGGTCACCCGCTAATTCTCCGGGGTCTGGTAAATATTAAAAAAAATATTCCAGTCACGATTATCATGAATATATAGATAAATGCATTCCACCTATTCGGATCCTCAAACTCCGGTATGCGAATAGGGTCAGGAAGTGAAAAGTCCTTTTTCACGACAGGTGTGACCGATAGTTTATCTCGCGAACCCTCGATAGAAAGTTTAATAATATGGTTAGCGTTTCTAAAATCATACGGTATGAGCTGGTTATTACTACTATAGAAGAACTGAACCCGTAATTTTGATATACTCCCCTGCTTTCCTGTATCAAAATTATGTTCTACAATATCATCCTTCCCCGAATAATTAATCACGTCACCACACATCAGTATACGACCAGTATAGAAAGGGGTGTCGGAATACACTGTTTTGTTAAACTCTTCCGCACCACTACTTATTTTGATAACAAGTGCATCCGGCCCCTGTAAATTGATAGCCCCCGATGTAAGAACTGTACCGGTGGATGCGACGTTACTTGGTGGGAGACCTAATATATCATGAGGGGTTGTATACCCGATGGTACTATTCGCATACCCTTTCGTACCACCGTAAAAATCAAAGCGGAAATCGGCGCTCGCGGCATTGAATGTAAACGTGTTATTATCAGAACTATATGTGGTGGTTACAGTTTCACCGACCGCTGCTGTAAGTGATGATTGAAGCTCAACCGCGAGTGTACGCCCACTATAGTTTCCATTAGCCAGTGTTACAGTGTTCGTCGTGGCATTTGTCGTATTGGTTACGGTAAACGTATTGTTACGATCGTTAATTAACAACTGACTCGCGTGAATTCGGGCAGAGGCGATGGAAATTTTATTAACATCGTAAATAGGGTTTTTAAGTTCAATCACATAATCACCGGGGTTTGGGTATATAGTAGGATCACGTTCACTACTATCTATATCTAACGTGTATACGCTCATTAAAATACATGGATAATATTTTAATGGGTGTTGTTACTCGACTGTTATTTATTTACATCATCTGCTGAGCTATAGGGTTCTGTTGAAGCTGTTGTTTCGCAACGCCCAAACTTTCGTTTGTCGCGTAAGGGTTAGAATTACCCTTGTATGCGTTAAATTTATAGTACATGTTGTTGTTATATTGTTGCGTCCAACCACCACTCACGGGTCCGAGTCGCCCATCTACACGTGTAGTATCCGCGCGCACGACAGTCGGCATACCACCTTGGTTAAGAGGACCCGCGCGAACGTTCATGCGACCGGCGTTACCCTTACGGTTCGCCTTACCGCGGCGATCATCGGGTCGGAATCCGTATTTAGATAATTCTTCTACTGTATGCCCCGTTCCGTACGTACGCGCCTCGCCTATCTTTGTTGCGGGGGACGAAAGGTATCCGTGTGAGAATGTAGAAACACCGGGTGCAAGTTGGTTGTTATATCTATACTGTTCGCTATTTCCATCCTTCTTGTTTCGTGTGGGATCTTGTGCCATTTTCATACCAGCTACCACACTCTTAGCACCCGAAAACCCAAGACCATCATCGCGCGATCCAGTCTGCGACCGATTTGTTAAACGCTTCCCGTTTACGTGTTCACTGCGAACAACATGCCCATCAAAACCTTGAGACCTACCACCGACGACTGGACGACGATCGGGGAGAAATGCAGTCTTTTCTGGGCGGTTATTGGCAATGTCGCCCATCTTCCCGCGACGTCCACCAAACACGTCGCGTGCTGGACCACTTCGACCAGGTAATGTTGTGAGACGGTGCGCGCCGACATTATCAGGGTTGACACGTACAATTTGCTGAAAACCACCGGCAGCTGCGACATCTGGACCAATCGCGATACCCGGACCAACATATTGTTTTTCGATGGGTGAGATATTATTCATGCGACCATTGTCAAACATGCGATTACGCATCTCAAGTACTTCAGTACCAGATGAACGTGTTTGTGGTACGATATCAGCGAAATTTTCTCTTTCCATTTTTCGTTCCGGAAGATTGTCGAGACCAATCGGTCGGGGGGCGGCTATGTTGGGCATTTCCTCCTGAATTATAATAGGTCCCTCTGTGGGTTTAGATACAATCTGATATAATTCAGGTTTGGGATCACTTAATTTTTTTCCTATGTAGGCTAATCCTGCGATAGCTATAATTGAAACAGGGTCTGCCATTCTTAATTGTTATAAATATTTTTATTGACTGGGATATCTCGTCACGAACATGTGATTTTGCGTATCGGCGCGTGTACTTTCGGGCTCATATGTCATCGTCCGGAGTGGGAGTTTACACTTCATGTCTTGGAGAGGGAATAGACCCTGTTCGTACGTTTTCGCGAGAATTTTGTTAAATTGACTTGTGGACTGCGGTCTTAACTGGTCGCTGGTCTCAATGTATTGAGCGGGGGAACCCTTACCAGCCATGTAGGGAGCTGTCCCGTACAACATCGTGTTAGGGCGACCCGAACTGTAATTAAGAGTGCTGGGCTGGGGATAAACAAATACCTCGTCAGTCGCACATACGGGTGGTCGAGCGGGATTTTCAACTAAATTCATACCAGGTTGGAGTTGGTACGCCATTTACTATTACATGAGAATATTTATCTATCTAAGCCGGACCGTTTCCACCACCGAACATACCACTCCTCATATCTCCACTGGAATCTAAACCGGCGAACGCTTCTAATTGCACACCACGTGCATTGGGATCACATGAACGACTGTCACTTCTACAGATTGAACCATTCTTCTCACCGTACAACCACTCGGCAAATTCGGTTTGGTCGCCGGGGATGTTTGTCACTGGACCCGAAACAAACTGCCGGGCATACGCATTACGCTGAAACTCGGGCATCGGGGATCGAGATTTTTGGGGACCGTATGGAATAGTACCGGATAGCATTCGGTTAACATCCTTTCGGACTGTCGGGTAATCACATGCAGACGGGCGATCGGGGCGATCGGTGAAATCTGACATCAGTACATTCGCCATCGGGTTATCATACGTGGGTAATTGACACCCTGATTCGTACCCTTCCTTTACGGCCGTGGGGCGAGCCTGCCCCTCTTTTATCATGTTGTTCATTTCCATAACATACAACACTCCTAAACATGTAGATCCTAAAATGAAAACGCGTACATCACGCCTGATAAGATACAAGATACACGTAGCGTAAATAATAAAACGAGCTGTGGCGTTTACTCGTTCCGCTGATGTATGAATTTTAGTTGGCCAAAATTCAATTACCTTATCAGCTCTGACAATTTGTTTGGGATCTTCAAACAGTGATACCATTTATATTATATAGGTTTATTTTTTCATCATGCCACCGAGAAGACCCTGCATGGACTTCATGAGCTGAGCTTCATCGATTTCCATACCACCATCCTCGTTTTGCATCTTATCGGCACACTGCTTTGCGACCGTTTCAATCATA